CGATCACAAACACGAAATTCTTACTCAATCCAGAAACATCTATTTCAGATTTGAGTCAGGGAAATGCTTTAAAATGTATTGGCAATGCAGCAACATCTACAACTCAGGTAAAGTTTGCTGGAACAAAATCTATTTATCTTGATGGAACAGGTGATTATATAACAGCAACAGAAGATGATGCAAGTTTTTCTTTTGGTACTGGCGATTTTACGGTAGAGTGTTGGTTATACCACCAAAATGCCTCTGCACTTTATTATGATCTTGTAGGAACTGCATCAAATGCTAATTACATAGGGGCTAATAGGGGAGGTTGGATATTTGGTTATTACCATACACACAGTTCTACTTATGCACTTAAATTTGGTTATCAGTATAACAATGCCTTTCCAGATGACATAAGTTTTTCTAAAACTTTAAATGCAGATACTTGGTATCATTTAGCCATGACTCGCCAGGGCAATCAGTTAAAATGTTTTGCTGACGGGATTCAAGTTGGTAGTACTGTCACAAATTCAACAAATATCATTAGTACTGAACCTTTGACTATAGGAACAGGCGCTACCGTTACCTCTCAGTATGTTACTGGTTATATGCAGGATATTAGAGTCACAAAAGGTCTTGCAAGATATACAGCAAACTTCACGCCACCGACAGCAGAATTACAAGGATAAAAAATGTACGAATATAGATGCAAGGTATTACGAGTCGTCGACGGCGACACAGTAGACGTCGATATAGACTTGGGGTTCGGTGTTTGGATGCATAAAGAGCGAGTTCGTATTATGGGAATAGACACCCCAGAATCAAGAACAAAAGATCTAGTCGAAAAATCATATGGGTTGCGGGCGAAAGAATTTATGAAATATCTTATGCCGATTGGCTCTATGCAAATAATCAAAACTCAAAAAGACAAAACAGGAAAGTTTGGTAGAATTTTAGGTGATTTTATAATCGAACATAAAGATGACAATAATAATTATTCTAACAAACTTGCATCTGCTCTGATGATGGAAAATTATCATGCGGTTCCATACAAGGGACAGAATAAAGATGACTTGATCGAACTTCATATGGCGAATAGAGTTATGTTAGAACAACTGCTCTGATATAATGACAATCTTTTAAATTATAAATAGTCATATAAAATAAGAGGTATGACTGATGGCCATCATAACTACAAGAACCGAATTCAAGAATTATTGTCTAAGAAAACTTGGTTCTCCGGTAATACAAATCAACATTGCAGACGAGCAGTTAGAAGATAGAATTGATGATGCGCTCGAGTATTATCAGGATTATCATTTTGATGCAGTAGAAGATACTTTTTTTCCATACAAGATTCTGGCAGCAGATATAACCAACAAATATATCACCGTCGATCAAAGTATCATTGGAATTAAACGGGTATTGCCATTTTATCAAAAAAATAGTTTTTCCACCAATATGTTCGATGTCAAATATCAATTATTTTTGAATGATGTTTACGACCTATCAAGCGCAGAAATGTTGACATATGAAATCACACAAAGCCATTTACAAATGGTCAACAACATAATTCATGGCAATGTTCCGATCAGGTATCAGAGACATATGAACAGACTATTCGTTGACACAGATTGGGGCTTCGATCTTTTAGAAAATGAATATATCATCATAGAATGTAGCAAAATTATTGATCCAGATGTATATACCGATGTGTGGAACGACAGGTGGCTCAAAAGATACGCGACAGCACTAATGAAAAGACAATGGGGTGAAAATCTCACAAAATATGAAGGTGTGACGCTTCCGGGCGGTGTCACATTTAACGGTAGTGCAATTCTCGATCAGGCAATACAGGAAATCACAACCCTAGAAGAAGAAATGTCGTTAAACTACGAACTCCCTGTAGACATTATGGTTGGATAAAATATGCCAGTAAATCAGTATTTCAACACTATAAATTTTACACAGGAACAAAACCTATTAGAGAATCTTGTCATCGAGTCTATTCAAATTCATGGCCAAGACTTTATTTACGTTCCTAGATCAATCGTCAAAGAAGATACAATTTTCAACGAGGATGTTTTGAGCGAATTCACAGAAACTCATACAGTCGAAATGCAAATAGAAAGCGCAGACGGTTTTGAGGGAGAAGGTGATATGTTATCTAAATTTGGTTTGGAAGTCAGAGACCAGATTGTAACAAGCGTTTCCGTTTCCAGATTTGCCAGTATCACTGGAAAACCAAAACCGCTGGTCGGAGATCTTATTTATCATCCAATTTCAGATGCAGTATTTTCAATAAAATTTGTCGAAGATGAAGAGCCTTTTTATCAGTTAGGTAAAAATTATGTTTATAGAATAACGTCAGAATTGTTCGTATACTCACACGAAAATATAAGTACTGGCGTGGTAGCGTTAGATGACAACTTTACCATATCAAGTGCCGTCGCGGCAGATGATAGCATCGACAACATTGCAGATAGTGACACAGGATTAGTTCCGTTAAGCACAACAACTGTTGATGGAGTTATAGACTTCACGACAGTAAACCCATTTAGCGAGGATTACTAATGTTAGGTAATGATTATTTCTATAGAAGCACAATAAGAAATTATGTGATTGCATTTGGTTCTATGTTTAATGACGTAGATATCAAAAGAACAAATGCGGCCGGTACAGTGTTGTCCGTCATTAGAGTTCCTTTGGCGTATGGGCCGACACAAAAATATTTGTCAAGAATCAATAAAGTGACACAGGCGGGCGAACCAGCAATCACTCTACCGCGAATGAGTTTTGAAATTTCTAGTTTTCAATATAATTCGACGAGAAAATTGCCAAACAACAACAAAATACAAAAACAAAAAACAACTACACCAGATACAAAAAATTTCACATACTCGGCAGTTCCATATGATATCGGATTTCAACTTTCAGTTATGACAAAAAACGCCGACGATGCAACACAAATTATCGAACAGATTTTACCATATTTTACACCCACATTTGTTATACCTATTAAAGAGGCAACGGAATTAGGAATTGTTAGGGACACTCCATTAACACTAGAATCAGTAGATTACCAAGACGAGTATGAAGGTGATTTTCTTTCTCGACGGTCATTAATCTGGACATTGGGGTTTACCATGTCTGGTACATTATATGGACTACCTAGAGAACAAAAACTGATTAGGACGGCGATCACAAATACTAAGAAACTAGACAGTACCGAGCAGTTTACTCAAAATACAATTACTACCGACCCTAACGATGCGCTTAGGGGCGACAATTATAGTTTTATTAATACTTTTGATGAAGAATTTGGAGAAGTATGATGCGAGAAAGTTTGAATGATAAGTTGAGCGGATTTTTAGATATAGAGAATAAAATCGAAGAAACATCCAAAAATGTTGTAAAGAAACAAGAATCCAATATCCAAGAATTTAATAGTTCAGAAATGCGCGAACAAGATCTGGCAAACGATTACAACGAACATAGAGAAACTTTGAAAGATTTAGTTTCGCAGGGGCAGGATGCATTACAAAATTTATTGCAACTGGCTAAGGAGAGCGAACACCCGCGAGCATACGAAGTCACCGGACAACTACTCAAGACCACTGCCGACTTAACCAAAGATTTAATAGAACTTCAAGTTACCATGAATAAGATAGAAAACACAAAAGACGGCGGTAAGCCATCAAAGGTGGTAAATAATGCAGTATTTGTTGGAAACACAAATGATCTATTAGAAACTCTAAGAGGGAAAAATAGAGAAGTCGGCAAAAATGAGTGAAATTTATTTAAACAACCCCAACTTAAAATCGGCGGGGGTTGAAATTGGCTGGACAGAAGAACAGGCGCAAGAATATGTTCGGTGTATGGAAGATCCTGTATATTTTGTTAAAACATACATGAAAATTGTCAACGTCGATACCGGACTTGTAAATTTTGATCTATATCCATTCCAAGAAAAAATGATTCGTTCTTTTACAGACAACCGCTTCACTATCGCAAAGATTGGACGACAGTCTGGTAAGTCGATCACTTGTATTGCATTTTTTCTACATTATATACTTTTCAACAAAGATGTTTCGGTTGCATTACTCGCAAACAAACTTGCAACTGCGCGAGAGTTGTTGAGTAGACTGCAAATGGCCTATGAGCATTTACCTAAGTGGCTACAGCAGGGCGTTGTAACATGGAATAAGGGTAACATAGAATTGGAGAATGGTGCAAAGGTAATGGCGGCCGCGACATCATCCAGCGCCATTCGTGGTGGGTCTTATAACATTTTGTTTCTGGACGAATTTGCGTTTGTTCCAAATGAAATGGCAGAAGAGTTTTTCAATTCGGTTTATCCTACAATTTCTTCTGGTACGACTACAAAGGTTATAATTGTTTCGACACCAGCGGGCATGAATCATTTCTATAAATTATGGGTAGATGCAGAAGAGGGCAGAAACACATATAATCCCATTTCTGTTCACTGGAGCGAAGTACCGGGCCGTGATGAAAAATGGAAACAAACCACAATAAAAAATACCAGCGCTGAACAATTTCGCCAAGAATTCGACACAGAATTTTTAGGAAGCACGAACACATTAATAAATGTTTCGAAATTAAAGAGTATGGCCTACAGAAATCCTAAACAAATTTTAGAAAACGGCACCCTTAAAGTGTACGAACACCCCAAAGATAATCACATATACATTACAACAGTAGACGTGTCAAGAGGCCTCGGTCAAGATTTTTCGGCGTTTTCAGTGTTTGACTGTTCGAAAATGCCATATAAACAAGTCGCAGTTTTTCGGTCAAATGAAATGCCACCAATGGTATATCCAAACCTAATAAATAGAATTTCTACATTATACAACGATTCTCTCATATTAGTAGAGATAAACGATGTCGGGCAGCAGGTGAGTGATATATTATATCATGACCTAGAAAACACTAATCTAATAAGTATAGCGAGCGATACTAGAAAAGGACAGACTATAAGTTCTGGTTTTGGGGGCGGATCGACAACTTTAGGAATTAGGACAACGAAAGCAACTAAAAAAATTGGTTGTATGAATATGAAAAGTTTGATCGAAGAAGATAAATTGTTAATCAAGGATTTTGAAACAATCAATGAATTGACAACTTTTATTTCGAAAGGACCTAAATATGAGGCAGAGAAAGGTCGTACAGATGATCTAGTGGACACGTTGATATTATTTTCTTGGATGTCTACCGACCCATATTTCAAAAGCATGTGTGATATAGATACCAGAAACGAAATTTATGAAGAAAG